TCCCCAGTAAATATTGAAAATGTTGATAGTGTTCTATTATTTCCATCCAAATAATTTTTTTTAAAACGGTAACCCTCATCCCCATTCATCATTAATGACATAATCATCAACAATGAATAAGTTTCAATCATGTAATTTAATCATCATCTTGGTTAGCAAACATGTACGATGGGTATCCTGATTGTGCTTCATTATTATAATTATTAGTTATATTAGAAGATGTTTGTTGGTTATTATATGATGAGTTATTATTCCAAGATGAAGATGAACTACTGTCCATTGCTGCCATTTTATCTAGTGCTTGTTGGGCGAAATTAACAGAAGTAAAAGTTTTTTCTCTTTGTTGTTTTTGTTCTGCTTCTTGTATTTTTACCCAATCATTACGTTTTGCTTCTTCAGCTGCTTCAGCTTTCCATCTTGCTACTGCCGCTTCGTTATATTTTATTCTTGCGGATTCTCTTCTTTCATCATCAGCGATAGATTCTAATCGTTCTTTTTCTTTTTCTCTTGCTCTTTCCTCAACAACCGCTTTTTGTTTTGCGGCTTGTGCGTCGTCTTCTGCTTTTAATATACGTGCTAGTTCGGCAGCATCTTCTGCTTCTTCTCTATCAAATTCTTCTTGTTGTTCCCGTTGAATTCTTTCTAATTCAATTCTTTCTTGTTCTCTTTCTGATTCTTCTTCTGCCTTTCTTATATTTTCTTGATCAACTCGTTCTTTCTCATCTTCCTCTGCTTGTATTCGTGTGTTTTCCTCATCTTGATATAACCAAGCAGCAAGAGCACGTTTTTGTTCTTGTTCTGCGAGTGCCTCATCTGCTGCTATTTTTATTCTCTTGGCATTTTCTATTTCAATGCGTTCTTGTGCAATGCGATCTAAATCTTCTTTCTCTTGTCGAATTTTATCTTGGTCAATTTCATCTTGAAGTTTCCAATACTCATCAACATCTGTATCGCTTGGTCCAACATCTTCAGAATCTTGTTCTTCTTCTTGTTCTTCTTGTTCTTGTGATAATATAGAATTTATAATTGATGCTGGCGTTGATGCTGCCGTTGATGCTGCCGTTGATGCTGGCGTTGATGCTGGCGTTGATGCCTTTTGTACTTTTATATCGGATGTCGATGTTTTATTATTTATTATGTCGTCATTTATTTCTCTTCTTTGTGTTTGTGACAACGGCGAGAAACCGCCGCCAGGTGTTATTGATAGATTATTTGTTTGTTCGAATAGTTCAGAACCAAATTTACTTAAATTTTCACTTAGAGATATAACTTCGTCACCTAATTCTTCAAACATAGAACTCACACCATCAGATGCTGGTGCTAATTCGTATAATCCATCATTAGCACCATTGATTGCTGCTTCATCAATATATGCATTGTCAGAAAATGCATTGTCAGAAAATCCATTGTCCATGTTTGGTGATGTATCATAATTGTTCCATATATCGCTTGAGTCATAAGATGTATCTCTTGGTCCAAAATCGTCTTCATCTGGATCTTCTTGAAAATATGAAGATGCCGAATTTAACATATTTTTGGCACCCGTCATAACATCACCCATCATTGATGATTGTAATGATTGAACTGGTTCTTGTCCAGGTTCTCTGTTGAGTGCGCCGGATATTCTATTAGTATCTTCGGTTGATGGTGCGTTTAAATCCATATTATAATTTATCATGGATTTTATTTTACGTGCTCCTATAGCTGCTTCAACTTTTTTCTGGTCGAGTATATCTATTTCTGCAAGTATTTTTTCTTTTTCTATTTCAGAGATTGTTGCATAGTGTTCTGCCATTTCCAGTTTAGCTTCAATTTCTGCTTGTGATGCGGTTTTTCCTTGTTGTAATAGTTCTGCATATGCTTCACCTTCTAGCATATTTCTTTCTACAGCTATGTTGGCTTGGTCTAGTTCAGCTTGACGGATTCTATTTTGTTCTTGTCTAAGACGGTGTTCTTTTGCTTTTTCTTCTTGTATAATTCTTGACTTTTCTTCTTCAGCGGCTTGAAATGCTTCTTGTTTTAAACGTTCTTTTTCTTCTTCTTCTTGTTGTCTTTCAAAAGTACTTGAAGAAAAAGTTGGACCTTGGTTGACTGTTTTTACTTTTTCATCATTATTGCCACCACCAGTGAACGCACTGAATATGCCTGAAAGTGAACTTCCCAATTTCCCTAAAAAAGTCAAAGGGTGATGTATCATCTCTACTACACCCGTCACCGTATCTTTTACGGCATTTGTCGCAAACTCGATACCATCACCGATTATTTCTCCTGCTGGGGTTTCCGTTATATATGTAACAGCCACATCAACATCTTTTTGTATTTCTTTAATAGGGTCTTCTGATCTGGCATACCCTGCTAAAGTACCTGTTATAGCACTAACCAGTTGTGCCCCAACGTGTGGGATTGCGCTAAGTGCTAGCGATACTCCTTCCATCCCAGCTGCAACCTCATGACCTTGTTCAATATCATTTCCAATCTGCTCTATTATTTGCGGTGCTTGGGATAGTGCTATTAAACCTGTACCAACTCCTACAGCCTTCCGAATATTAGATGTCGGTTTTTTTACACTATTTGTCAGAGTATTATCATTTACATCAGGTTTGGCATTTAATGTTTTTCCTACATCTGATAGTTTGGGTTTCTGTTCAAGTTGGGTTGTTGGTTTTGATATTACTTTAGCATCTGATGATTGGTTAAAATCGGATTTCAAATCTACACGCTGATCTCTTCCAAAATCATTGGATTGTTTGTTTTTTTCTAATTGGATTAGTTTTGTTTTATTTTTTTCGTTAATAGAATTGTTATTTTCTATATCTTTAATTCTTTGCGCATAATATTTGTTGACTTTAGAGTTTAATTCTGTTGATGATTTATTAGTTAATCTCTTTTGTGGGTCATCAGTAATTTTGATATTTTTCTTGTTGTTGTCTTCAATTTTTATTATTTCATTGTCCCAATACTGTCTTACTCTATTATTTTTATCATTGGTAAGTCTTAATTTTTTATCTTTATCATTGACAGGTTTTACTTTTTTATCTTTATCATTGGTAAGTCTTAATTTTTTATCTTTATCATTGGTAAGTCTTAATTTTTTATCTTTATCATTGGTAAGTCTTAATTTTTTATCTTTATCATTGACAGGTTTTACTTTTTTATCTTTATCATTGACAGGTTTTACTTTTTTATCTTTATCATTGGTAAGTCTTAATTTTTTATCTTTATCATTGACAGGTTTTACTTTGGGTGGTTGCTTTTTGCGATTGGCCAATAAACCAATTCCTTTCTTCAGTCCTAATGCTGTGAGTAATCCGCCAATGCCAATTCCAAACATTTGTAGTGCCCCAAGTAACATGTCTTTGGCAGAATCAACGACATCCTTTATCATTGATCCCAATCCACCTAGTGATTTTCCTTTCCCTTGTATATTTTTAAGTTTTATTAATTTATGTAAATCACCGTCTATATGTTTTAATACTTTATATATTCTCGTTGCGCTTCTTTTATTTTCCATTTTTGATTCTATGGAAACTTTAGCATTTGAAACATCAGATGGTACTAGTGGGTTGGGATTTTCAGTTGGTTTTTTATTGTTGGCGGGAACAAGTGTTCGTGTATTATCTGTGACATCGTTTTCTTGTCCTAATCTAGTTGGTATTTCATTGTTGACGGGAACAAGTGTTCGGATATTATTTGTGATATCATTATCTGTGTTATTATTTTCTTGTCCTAATCTAGTTGCTCTTTCATCACGTTCTGCTTTGTCTTGTTTACGTCTTTCTATTATATTAGAAACACCACCAATAGATTTTTCTGTAAGTTTTTGAGCACCACCTAGTAACATGGCTAGCATTGGGGATCCTGCCATTACACCAAGTGTTGATGCTTGAAAGTCAAATCCTCTTTGTGCTATAGATTGACCTTTTTCTTGGACAGTCTTCCCCAATCTAGTAGATAATGAAGTTTCATTTTGTATTATTTGTTTTTGTTCTTTTACTATTTGGTCTAATACTTTTCGTTCAGATTCATTTATTTTTGTATTAGATTCTATATATTGAGATATATCAGTTAGAGAATCACTTAAATGTTTTAATGATTTAGTATCATTTACATTGGTAGAGTTTAATACTCCTTCAATTTCATTTAATAATGTTTTAGATGATTCTGATTCTAATTTATCTTTCTCTTTATTTACGGCATCATTTAAATTTGATGATTTAACATTATTGATGGTTGATTTTAATGAAGGCATATCGACTCTCTTTTATTATTATTATTTTTTTCCAGATCCAATATATAGACCAAACCAAGCAGCACCAACACCAGTAATGACTGATATTAATGCTGTTTGTTCTGGTGTTGGTGCAGATAAAGACATAAACCATATGATTGATTTATATAATAAAATCATATATGTAGATATGAATATTCTTGGGAATATTCTTAAAGAATCTATAGCTTCAGATAATTTAATTATTTTGTTTGATAAATTTATCATTATGAATTTCTTGCCTTATATCTTATTCTTTCTTGTTCTCTTAAATATTCAGATAATAGAGATACATATATATCTCTTTCATACGGAATCATATTATCTAATTCAGTCAGTGAATATTTATGATATTGCATTAATGCAAAATTTGTTTTGTAATGATCAAGTAGTGTATCATGATATAGACTTATACGAAAAAATCAGTTATTCCTGTTAAATGTATATTGTGAGTAAAATCACAATGTTCACATTTTATATTAGATTTAAATGTTGTTTTTGGAAGAGTATCAAAGAAATTATGTAGTTCTATAAATTGTGTTGATGTTAATGATTCTAAGAATTCTACTACTTCTTCATGAGGAAAATCTGATACAAGAAATTTGGTATCATTTTCCATAATATATTGCATTGAATTAATAATTATTTTCATATCAGATAACATTTCTTTGGCATCTGTATTAGCCAATTCTGTTATTAATTTATAATCTGGGTATTTCATAATAACAGATATTGAGTCGTTGATTTTTATAATATTTGAATTTTCTTTTAACCCTTCAATAGTTACTTCATCTAGATCTAAATTAAATGGTATAGTTTTTATTTTCTCGTTATTAGGACATTCATGTTCGTATGTTAGATTTATTATATTGCCTACTGATTTTGAACGTAGGTTGATGAATATATATTCCAAGTCAAATGTAGACAAATCGTCTATTAATAATTCAGATATTACACAGTTGTTTACAATTTGTTTTATAACTGTTGATATTTCATTTTCATTTGCATCTTTACTTTCTTTTGTCATTAATAATACTTTTTCTTCTTTCACTAAAAAAGGTCTATATGTTATAGTTGTTTTAGTTGATGGTACGATCAATTCATATGTTGGTGCTGATATTTTTGGTAAATTCATAATATTTCCTTTTCTATTGTTTAAAAACTTATTTAGTATTTATTCTGTGGTCCAAAATTCATATGCAAATGAAACATCTATTGTTGCTGGGGTGTCATTTGCATATCCATAAGATATATTTCCTATACCTATTGGATATGCTTTATGAAATGTTACTACATTTGTGGCCACCCCCCCCTCTTCTGAATATGTTGCAACGTTGATGGTTGCTTTTGCGAAGTCAGAATACATTTGTACACTTCCAACTTGACCTTCAGATTCATGAGATGGTATTATTCTTCCCATCCATTGTGAGATAAGTGTTCTTTGAGAAAGCTTTTTATCAAGTAATAATGTTAATACTAGATCCTCGTATGTTGTAGTATATGGAACCTTTTTTATTGGTCCAGTACCGTCTATTACATCTGAAGTTGATATTTGTTTGCCTGGTAAAGCAAATGATTGTAATCTAATATTAAAACTTAATCTTAAGTTAGCATCACCAGCTCCAATTATTTCAACAGAATATTTGTTTGCTTTGTTATAACCATATGAATTTAAATTAGTTTGAAATGTGTCTATATTAAACATTATATTAACCCTTTCTATTCCATATTTTAGATGGAGATGATTTTTTAAATTTTTGTACCGGTAGGAATATAGCTATATCCCATTCATTTGCTTCTATGTTCATTAAATTACTTCTTACATGTGAGATTAGATATTGTTTTATACATGGTTTTATCATATTATATTTAGATATTTTTTTTAATACGTTATATGATAGAGCCAGTTTTGTACTTCGGTCGTATCGTTTGTTGTTAGTAATTGTTGATAGTGACTCCATTATTATCAATCGATCCCTTGGCGAAACGTAATGTAAATTAATTCCTAAGAATCCTCCCTTGTTAATGTCTACTACGAATATCAGAGGAAATTCATCATAGTAAGGCAAGATTTTTGCATGTTTGGGGCTGTAATAATAACAATACATTTTGCCGACGGTGATCGCGGCAGAAAACCTTTCTTTGTCTAACATCAGTGTGGTTCTAGTTATACCAGATTGTCTTACTTTAGATCTAAACCACTCTCTAGCTTTGTGTGTGTTTGCCTTTATTCCAGACGATGACAGACGTTGCAGTAATTGTTTAAAATTGGTTTTGCTCATAATATATGTTCTTCTGTTAGTATTTTAAATTCCCAGTTTCTTGTTTGACAATATTTTTGTGCGTATTGCCACTTTGAAGAGTTAACTGCCCATTTACTCATTTCTGTTAAAAATGTGGTTCGTCGTTTCCTTTTCCCCTGTAAAGGTTTAATTGTCTCTTTGTGTGGTTTTATTTCTATCATAATTATTTTGAATTGGTTGGTGTTGTCCTTAATTTTAATTAAAAAGTCTGGATAATATTTATGATATTTGTTATCTATTGGTGATACATAGGGAACATATAATTCTTCAGAAGACCAAGACACTATATTATTATTAGAGTCACAATATTTCATGAACCGTTTTTCCCACGATGACCTGTATATAATGTTGTTTTTATTTCCTATATATTTAGTAATATTTTTTAATTTGTATTTGCCTTTATAAAATCTCATTATATTTAATTACTAAATATATATTTATAAGAATTAAATTTATTAGGGGTGGGTTTAATGGTTTGGTCAGATTTTGATGTTAGCAGTGAGGATGTGGAAAAAGCATTTCCTGGGTATGGAGATAATGATGATACCGATGAGAAAGGTATTCCAGATAATGATTCATGGGAATTGGCTCGGTTATTAAATATTGTATCCTTGCGTGGATTAGACGCAATAGAGTCATCTGATATTGCAGATGTCGGACTAACACCGGCTCAGTTTGAAAAGTTTGCTGATCAGATTGGTGCTTCAAAGGTGTATAAGGATTCTCAAAAGCCTCCGGCAGCCGAGGTAGATGATGGTGAAAAGATATCCGCGGCAAAAGAACCAGAAAACAAACCAAAGGAGAACCACAAAAACTATGCGGCAGAACCTGGTAAATCAGTACCTACTAAAGCTAAAGCTGCCTTTGATGAGATCGTCGATGAAACTGAAAAAGCAACTAAAAAAGTAGCAGTTATAACTAATCAATATTTAGATGCGATAAATGGTGCTGATTTAACTAGTGCAATGGCACTTGCGGTAACTACCACCGGAGAGAGTGCTTCCGTCGAATACCCCGAAGGTATTTATTCTTCTGGGAAACCATGTATAGTGTTCTATCCTGGATGGGGTGGAATTGGTGGTGGGGAGGGAGATCTTCAAAAATTCGGAACTGATCTCAAAAAATCGCTTAGTCAGTTTACTCATGTGACAGCTGGATTAGCTACGGCAGCAGCAAAAACTGCATTGGCGGCAGTAGACCCTGGTGGCAATACTCTTAATGTGGGTCTTGACGCTGTTACCGAATTTATGGAGGGCACTGCTACCGAAATAATGAGTAAACTCACAACACCACCGGCAACACGGACTAACTTCGGGTTAGTTGTTGCATTGTATATGCCAGAAGGAATAGAGTTTTCTCATAGTGCTGATTGGGCATCTGAAGATGGTGGTGTTATTCGACAAGCTATGCGTGGTTCGGCTGGGTTGTCTGATGTGAAAGATCGCACTAAAGAAAACGTAAGTGACTTTTTGCAGTCAGGTGTTGGAAAAGATTTCATGGCCAGAAAGGGAAAGGCTAAAAAGAATTTGAGGTCTGTTATGTTTAATGGAGTTGGATTTAGAAAATTTAGTATGGCATGGACATTTGTACCAAAAACTCAAAAAGAATCTGGTGATGTTTATGCAATTATTCGTTCATTTAAGCAATTAATGCATCCAGAGACTGATTCATCATCATCAACATATTGGGTATTACCTGGATATTATAATATAGAAGTACAAGGGGTGTCTAGTGTTGGCTCGTTTGTGGAAAGTGCTTTAACAGATATTAAAGTTACTTATGGTTCTGATGGACGAATGAATGTTTTACCGGATGCGAGTCCATCTGCTGTTACTTTAAGTTTGTCATTTACTGAATTAAAACAAAGAGATTCGGGGTCATTTTAATAT